CTCTAATGTAGATAGATCATTCCATATTAAAGAAGTTGATAGTATTTCTTTTATTTCTTTATACATACAATATAAGACGATTTAGTTCTCAAATTGTTTGAAAATAGTTGAAAAGAATATTAATTAGTTAGTAAGTAAGAGTAATAGAGAGTAGTCATTAGTATAAAAAGGTAGGGAATATATAAGTTTAATATCATTTTTTCCTTTTTTGACACAAATCTCTCATGTAAGAGAGAAAATGGGAGAAAACATAGGTTTTTTCTTAATTACTTTCCCAAATGTTTAAAAAACATAGGAAACAAGCCAATAATTAATCATTGGGTATGGAAAGTTTTTATTTATTTATA